TAAACAGAACATGCGAATCATTTACTTTTCACCCTGATTGCCCAAAATGATGAACATTTTTTCTATTGAAGACCAACTGGTGATATTAATTGACCGATTGAATACTGCTGTTAATGTTTGTTATGAAGCACCAGATCGTTCGGATCAGGGTTATCCTTATGCGACAGGATATTCACGTTCTGCGATGACTGATGTGGCAAACGATTTGAGTGCTATTGTCAAACAAATGCGGGAGGAGGTGGACAGTTGAGGTAGTGGCACAGGACCGGTTGATTCGGTCCCGTTTTCGTGTATTCTATAAGAGTCAAAGCAATCGAACCAAATGACTTTCTGTGCTCCTAAACTTAAAGCAACATATCTCACCGAATGTTTGATTGAAGTTCTCAACAATGAGTGGAAAGTAAACTCGATCGAATCTGGTCGGAATGTTTACACTCAACTGGAGATTGAAGTTGGTCGAAAGTATATCAAGGTGTGGTCTTATCTGAAAAACACTGACCTTGTAATGCAAGTTGATGAACGTTTGAATGGACGTTCTTGCTGGATGTTCGTTGACAAGAACACTGGTGAATGTTACAAACCAGCATCATACAAAGCACCTGCAAAAGGTGTCCGTTATCTGATTACTCAGTTGGCAGATAATCCCCACATTTGTGATGCTTACGGTTCTTTTCTTTATCTCTGATTATGTGCTCTATCAGCAAGAACTAACGGAGATCTAAAATGTTATTTGTTTCAGGTAAATCAAGGTTCTCTGATTTGACTTCGAGAGTCTACGAGTTTTTTACTGCGATATACGAGATTCGCGGCGACGTAGAAATTTACAGTACAAATCTACGAGATGACAATGCCCTTGGATTTACAGAGGTGAATGGTGATGAGCAATTTGTTCAGATACATCATAGTCTGACATATGAGGAGCATGTGAAAACAATTCTCCACGAACTTGTCCATGTTGTTCAGAATGAGAATGGTATGATTGACGAGGATGAGAGAGAATCGCAAGCATACAATTTGGAGGAGGTTCTTTACAAGAAGTGGTGTGCCAGTCAGAGAAGTGTCACAACCCCCCTTGCAATCTAAGGTCAGATCTGCCATATTAGGTACATGGGAGGGAAGGACAGACCCCGACCTCCATTCCAATTCACTTCACTCAACTCTGAACATGCGTAAGATCGAATCACAAATGATTGCCGCAATTAAGTCTGAAACTGACTGGCAGTCTGGCAACACAAAGGTTGTAAACTTCTTCAATGATAGTGACAAATGTGTTGTTTCGTCTGTATTCCTTTATGGTAAAAAAATTGCTGAAATTACTGATACTGATATGATTATCTTTGATGGAGGTCGGCAAAGTGTTACTACTAAGTCGCGATTGAACGCTTTATGTAATGAGTTCTGTATTACTGGTGAGTGTGTATTTCAGAAAGATTTTGCATGGTATGTGAGAAAGTTCGTTGGATGTATCAATGGAAAAAATATCTTCAAGACTGAAGATTTCTCTAACGGTTACATCTTTGCCTAATGCTCAAAGCATTATCTAAACCCAGATCTTCTAAACAACATCTCATCATTCACATGAAATTCGTTCTCTTGGTTATCATCGGTGTTCTTCTCTGGCAGTCAGATAGTGCTCGTTCTTTTACTGCTGATACACTCTATAAAGCAGCAGAGATTGTTGAACCCGATGTTAGTAACCGTTCAATCGGTGAAACTATTGATAGTTTCCTGAACTGATTTACAGACCTTGGATGTCTCTAAACTCATCACACATTCTACACTATCTAACATTTTATCATGTCCAAAACACAACTCTTCGATGCACTTGAAACAGCAGAGAATGGTCGTGATATTCTTCTCATTCTGGAGGCAATCGAAGCACTTTATTGATACTCACTCTTATACCTGAATAATACTCAGAGGGGCGCAATTATCCCCTCTTTTTGTATTAACTATTACATTATGTATTAAAAAATCAATTAAAAATGGTTTAATAAATATACCTTCGTTTTTTGTTAAGAGTTGCTCTGTGGTGTATTTGTAGTGCCTTCGTAGTATCTGTGGAGTGTATTATTGATGATTTTAATGTCTCATGGGGTAGTGATCTAAGCGAGCAGTCTATCACGAACTCGCAGAAATGTCAAGACCCGCCGTGAACTTTTATGGGGACATGGTGATACAAAAATATCAGTAATCCTTATAAATATACGGCAGAGGGTTGACAATATCTCTCAGGTATTCTATACTTACTAAGTCACACCAACGGAGACCGATTCATGTCAGTTGCATATCAGCAGGCACAGAAACAGCGTTACCGAATCACTCTAGAATTGGAGACGCTGGAAGACTTTGACCCTCATCAGATTGACTGGGAGCAGTTATTCGAACTTCAAGGATCTGAGCGCGTGATTGATAGTTACGTAGAGGACCTGAGTGTTCCTGTCAGCTGGTAATTAGCAGTCTTATGTGACACTTAAAGACATGGGGGGTTGACACCATCAGCACCCCCATGTTATACTGTGAGTAACACTCTGAGGACAGTGTTTTAGGGGCGTTCGTTTATATCGGGCGGCGGGCGTGATAAAAATCAATAACTACCCTAACCTACAGAGGTGACAAACAGAGAGCAATATATAATGCGGATTACAAATCCATTTTCTACAAAAAAATTCCCGAGGTAAAAAATGACCCCAAAGGAAAAAATATTTCATATCTATTTGAGAGACGAGTGTATATTTGCGAGTGTAAAAGAAGAAGAATTTAATATTACTTGGAGCACCCTCAATGGTATGGTCGGTTTAATGAAGACCGATTATGAGTTGGGGGATTTGTCTTATGAGGAGTTAACCGTACATAAATTTGGTGAAGCATCTTATTGACAGAGCATACATACTGAGTTATAATTGAACTGAAGTAAATTAATCAACATGGCTAAAGGATTTACTGTTAAAGCAAAACCACCTGCAAAGAAACCTGAAGTAGAGTGGGATATTGATGATATTAAGCAAAGAATGCGTGGCAAGACAATTGTATTTTGTCTTCCAGGTCGAGGATGTTCTTATGTATTTCTGAAGAACTTTGTACAACTGTGCTTTGATATGGTACAGAATGGGATGAGTATTCAGATCAGTCAAGATTATTCTTCCATGGTAAACTTTGCCCGCTGTAAGTGTCTTGGAGCAAATGTACTTCGAGGACCTAATCAAGTACCTTGGGATGGTAAGTTACAGTATGACTATCAGTTATGGATTGATAGTGACATTGTATTCAACACAGAGAAGTTCTGGCAGTTATGTGACATGGCAATCACCGAAGAAGGTGAAGAGCGTGAGATTGTTGCCGGATGGTATGCCACTGAGGATGGACAAACAACTTCTGTAGCGCATTGGTTAGAGGAGGATGATTTCCGTAAGAATGGTGGAGTGATGAATCACGAAACTGTCGAATCCATTCAGAAACGTAAGAAACCATTTACTGTAGACTACACAGGTTTTGGTTGGGTACTGATCAAGAAGGGTGTGTTTGAAAATCTTGAGTATCCCTGGTTTGCTCCTAAGATGCAAGTCTTTGAGAGTGGAAGTGTTCAAGACATGTGTGGTGAGGATGTCTCATTCTGTCTTGATGCTAAGGAAGAAGGCATGGATATCTGGTGCGACCCTCGCATTCGCGTTGGTCACGAAAAAACTCGCGTTATTTGAGGTAAGTTATGGCAGTCATGAAAGGCGGCAGTTATGTCGAAGGTGCTCCGAAAAAATCTCGTCAAGGGAAAGGTAAGCACACGAAGTTATCCGCGACTTCTCGTAACGGTGCTAAGAAACGGTATCGTGGTCAAGGTAAGTGAAAATTTGAATTTTCATACATACCTTTGTATGGTTTGAACGGGAAACCCTTAATTCTTTAAGGGTTAAATAGAAAAAGATATAAATCTTCACTATGCCTTGTTTAATTGCAAACCTACCTTCTTATGAGGTATGGGTCCGTAAGGAATATCTTACAGATCATCAAAGTGGACACGGTGAATATGTAAAGGGCGTCTGGGTATCGGTTAAATCGATTCCTGGGCGTGCTTTTTATTTTGAGACATATTTACCAGAATATGCGGCAATGTATGATAAGTTGCCGATTAGCGCGTTTGTCTCGTCCCCCGAAAAACCCTCGCCTGATATGGAGTTGCATAATCTGCAATTCTGGAATTGTATGGACTATGGTGTAACTGTAGTACAGAAACAATTTGTTGGTAGTATGCACTATGAGTGCTTCACAAGGGACTATGGACCCCAAACAGGCACTTACATCTGTACAATTGATAATTATCATCAAGATCCTGATGCAATTGATTATGCGACCTCTGAGAATCCATCAGAACATAAGTCACATAACCTAATTGAACTTGATAATGGTCAGTTTGCATTGTATCCTAACAACAGGACACGTATTTTTGACAATTCGTTAACTCCTGA